GCCATGTCGAGTCCGCCGTAGCCGGAGCACAGTGAACCGATGGTCATCTCGCTCATGCGGCATCCCCTTCGCACATGTAGTACCCGTGCACGATGAGCCCGTACTCGTCGAGGCACTCAGGCACCCAGTGACGGGCGCCACGCACACCACAGTTCGGACAGGCGAGGACGGGCAGGCCGGCAGCTTCGAGGTTGTCGAGCTGGATCTCACGCTGACGCTTCGACAAGGTTGTGCCCATCAGAACGTCACCTCGTCAGGTCCACCCCAGGGCGTGATCGTGACTTCGAAGTGCGGCCGTGCGCCCTTCTCGTACCGGATCGTCAACGGGGCCTTGTACATGTGTGCCGGGTCGTCATCGTCGACCAGGTGCGCGGACACGCCTTTGTCGGCTCCGATGCCGTCGTAGATCGCTTTCAGGAACGGTGCCGCGTTATCTGTGTCACGGCGGCGACGGTCAGCAACCACCCACACAACGTCCACGCGGATGCCGTCGAGCACGCCAAGATGCAGGCCGCGGGTCTTCGCGAACACCTCCGTGCGAACGTCCTGCGTCGCCCCATGCTTGATCGACCAATGCCCGGGCCGGTCGTTCGCGGACAGCCCTTTCGGCGGCCGCGGATAGTCGAGGATGAACGACCACGCCTTCGACGTCTCGACAGTCACGGACTCGGGGTAAGCATCAGCCTCAGGAACCTGCGTCACGAGCCGGCCTCCGTCGAGTCAATGACGAGATCAGCCACGTGCTCGACCGACCATCTCGGAGTGCCGTCCTCATGCCATTGGTGAGACAGCGAGGACGAGCACGACCACACCGGAAGGTCGCCACCGCCGTCCGTCATCCCGAGCGTGAGACGGACGATGCCTGCACATCCCGCAGCCGGGCAGGGGATACGAGCCGCAAGAGCTTCACGCATCCGCTCGATCGGAATCTCGCTCATTGTTCTTCCTCCGTGAGTTCTGTCTTCCGTGCGCCCGGGATCTCCACAACCTCGTCGGGGAAGAACTCCTGCACCGGGATGCCGTCCTGCGTGATCGACGAGTACACGCGCAGCAGTTCCGCGATCGTGTCTGGGTTCCACTTGTCGGCACGCTGCTTCACTCGGCCCTCGAGCTGACGCTGCGTGACCCGGATCGCGGCGAATGCTTCGATCGCGGCGACGCGGCGTTGCTGGATCGGTTTCCCGTCCCCGTTGCGCAGCGTGCCCCGGAGTGCGGCTTCCGCGTCGGAAACGAACCATCCCGGCAGCACCGTGAAGATGCACTCCCGCACCGCGCGGGCGCCGATGTTCTGGTTGTTCAGATAGATGTCGCCCAAGTCCGTGAGAGTGACACGTGACTTCGCTTTCATGCGCTGATGCGGGACCAGGAACGACCGTGTGGAGCGAACGTTGGTCTGCTGGTCCCACGCCCAAGCGGTCATCTCTGACACGCCGCGTTCGTCGTCACGGTGCAACTCACGCACCCCGTAGTCGACGTTGCCCCAGATACGGGCGAGCTCGCGGGCAATGTGCACGGAGAGGCCGGAGCCGCGGTTCGGGACTTCGTAGAACGCGCGCTGCGCGATCGGCAACCGGGAGGTGAGGTCACGCATCGACGTGATCGCCGTCGTCTCATCCCGTGGGAAGTCACGTGCCACCCGTACGGCGGCGGCAACCTCTGCAACAGCGCGGGACTGCTCCACGAGCGTTCCCTGCGATGCTGCCTGCTGCGGTAGCTGTATCTCGTCAGGCACCGTACTTCTCCTCATATTCGTAGACATGCCAGACGGGTTCGTCGAGCAGTTGAATCTCTTCCGGGTATCCCGGCCACACGCCGGACTCGGTGCACGCGGCCCACCGCTTGCGGGCTTCGATCGCCATGCGGTGACCCTTCTCCGCCCACACCGTGGGCACCTGGAACTTCGCCACCAGATAGGGGGGTTCCTTCTCAACGGCGAGGAAGATCATCTCCACGTCCGTTTCACCGGTCACGGTTTCGTACGTGTCGATGTACCAGGCGCGTTGCACCGCGTACTCGTACTTCGCCACCGACGACTCGAACGCGCGCTTGGATGCATCAAGGGTCGTCTTGAGATCAACCGCGACAGTGCGCCGGTCGGTGCGGTCGGGTAGGAAGTCGAACCGTGCCCTCGTGGGAACACCGTCCACGTCCGCGAACACGGACACTTCGGAATCACCCGGCTGGGTGAGCAGTGCGCGTGCGGTCGGGTTCGCGAGGACGCTTTCCGCCATCGCGTTGACGGCGTCGAACTCACGCGTCAGGAGTGGGGCTTTCCCGGCGTCTCTTGCTTCTTGCCGTGCATCGCGTGCCGCCTTCGACCGCCAGTCCTCAGCCTCAACGATCACGACCTCAGCACCCTGGCCGAGCACCTTCGCGTGCACCGCTTTCCCGATATCGAACTTCGGGGAGTCGTCGATCAGTGGCGGGTTGTCCTTCCGCCACCTGTACTTCGCCGGCGACTGCAACAGCAGCCGCGCCTCCGTCGATGACAGTTCCGGGCGCGAGTGATAGGCGGCGTCACTCATCCCGTGCACGATCCCGGGGTTCACCACGCCTCCCTGAGGATCGCGCGTGCGAGGTCGAGTTCGTGTTGCACCGCATCATCGGGCAGGCGCACCCCAGCGAACGGTTCCAACTCGGCGTGCGCCTGACGGAGGATCGCCAACTGGGCACTGATCGTGCGATGCAGGGTGACGATCAGCTCGCCGTCCTCTTTCGGATGGTGGTCACCGGTCTGCTGGTCGTAGTTGATGTCCGCGATCGTGCCGCCAAGCACGGTCTCGCCTGCTGTCCAGATCGACGGGGAGCAGATGTCGAGCGCCCATGGTCCCGGTGTGCTGTCGTCTCGGAGCCGTTCAAGCTTCTCGATCGCTGCGGCGATGGTCTCCTGCGCGTTCACGGTTCGTCCTCCGCCCGGTCGGTGAGGTCATCGAAGTAGCCAGGACTCTTCGGATCCCCGGGCTCGTAGGCCAGCCCGTCGTAGGTGTCGGGGATGCTCACAGCGAGTCACCCCCGATCAGGTCGGCGTCGTCGGGGTGGATGCGTCCGATCACGGTTCGCCACGGCGTGGTGAGCGTGTCGTAGTGTCCCTGCGTGAACCCGTTCTTGCCGACCAGGTCACGAAGAGCAAGCGCTTCTGCGGCATCCCCTGCGGCATCCCATGTGGCATCTCGTGCGGCATCCCATGCGGCATCCCGTGCGGCAGCCCCTGCGGCATCCCATGCGGCATCCCATGCGGCAGCCCCTGCGGCATCCCGTGCGGCATCCCGTGCGGCATCCCATGCGGCATCCCGTGCGGCATCCCGTGCGGCATCCCATGCGGCAACCCGTGCGGCAACCCGTGCGGCATCCAGTCGCTCAGCCTCGGCCTGGGTCAGTGTTGTGACGCGGCGCACAAGCGCAACGATGTGTTCCCACTGCGGGCCGAACGTTTCCGCCAGGTCGGCATCGGTGATTTCAGTGGTGCGCAGAACATCCAGCACCTCACCCTCAGTGCGACCCGGTGAGTCATTCCAAGCCTCGGCACGGTAAAGGCGGCGCAGCACCTCACGGATCAGGTACTCGTCCCCGGTTTGCGGGGCGCAATACCGGATCGCACCCGTCAGGCACACCTCGCCCTGGTCGTTGCGCTCCTCGCCTTGCGTCCAGCCGTGCTGCTCCATGTGGTCAGCAGCCAGACGCAACCTCGGCGTCAAGTCGACCGTGGCCTGAGTGTGAACGGTAGTCACTTCTGGGTCCTTTCGTTGAGGATGTGTTCGAGTTCGCGGTGCAACTGCACATGCCGAATCCATCGGGCGAACTTGAGTTCTGCCCACCGGCCGAACAGGAGTGCGGCGAGCACGAGGAGGACCGCAGCAGCAACCCATGCGTGTGCTGCCGTGCACCAGGAGGCCGCGGCGATGAAGAGGATGAGGATGTAGAACAGCAGCGGGTTCATGCGTTCACCCACTCGGTTGTGAGGACGACACGTGCGACCACACGGCCCGTGTACTCGACGTTGTCGAGAATGTTTTCGGCCTCTTCACGAGACCGGAGCGGACGGCTGATGTCGGTGTACCCGTCCAGGTGCTCATCCCACTCAACCCCGTACTCCACCCGTGACCCAGCGGTGAGGGCTCGGAGCGTGTTCGCGGCTTCTTCAAGGTTGTCGTGCGCCCGACCCAAGGTGGCCTTGACCGCGGCGGACGTGTACTCGGACAGGTGGTCGATGAAGGACCGCAACTCGACCAACACATCCATGTACGCCGTGAGGTCAGCAGGCACGTCCCGCAACAGTTGGTGCGCCGGAACCGTGATCGGGTCAGGGTCAGGAATGTCGGTCGGTTTCGGACCAACCGCCGCGTCTGCTGGTTGCCGGTCCAAGGTGCGGAGCATGTGGTCCGTGAGCTCGGTCATCGTGCACCACCCCACGTTTTCCCGCAGATGCACACATGCACGTGGTCGTGGTGTCGGATGCACTTGCACTGGTGCGTGCGGCCCGGGCGCTCTACGTGAGAGCTTGCGCAGCGTTCGCTCTTCGGAGCGATCGTGTTCGCGGCGCTCACGACAGCGCCCCCTTGAGGTCCTTCGTCGCCGACGCTTTGCAATGACGACACACACCCGCTACCGGTTGCCGGCGTACCTTCCCACACGACGGACACACGAACTCGTGCATCACCTTCCGGGTATCCCGATACCGGGAAGACTTCTTCCGGGGTGCCGGTTTCTCAGACACGAGATCCAACATGCGGGCAATATCCGAATCCGGGCCGAACCGGATCTCCAACCGGACCGCCGTCACACGCGACGCTTTCTCGTCATCCCACGACCTCACCGGGCGAGGGTCCACAGTCCGCAAATCCAACGGAACATACGAATGCTGAATCACGCCGTCGCCTCCACTCGTGCGAGGTCGTACACGTGCGGCACCCCGCGTAGGTCGTCCGGGTTCAGCACGACCAGCAGGCCGTCATGCACCAACTCGCCGGCACGTTTCCGCGGTGACTCGTACGCGACCACAGGCCACTGCAGCGTGCGCCGCATGCTCATGTACCGGTCGTTCAGGTCGGCACCGTTCATCGGCCCGTAGTGATCGATCAGCCACAGCACGGCGTCAGCGACGGCCCGGAGATTCGATCCGGACTTGTCTGCGGCGACGTGGGATGAGGTCGGGTCGTGTCGTCTCGCTCTCGGACCTCCCGTGTCGGCCACGAGTCCGGTAGACTTGGTGTGCATTGGATTCATCTCCCTTGTGACTTGCCCCCGACTTGCCCTCGGGGGCTTCTTTCTTGTGTGTCAGTGGTGCCGGTTGATGCGACGCTGTTTGCGGGCCGCTTTGTTGCGCGCCCGACGCTTCTCGACGACGGCCGGGTCCACGGTGCCGGCGTAGACGTGCTTGCCCTGAAGGGCGTTGAGGATGGTGCGCTGGTAGTCCACGGGTGGACTCCTCTCTCTTGGTTTGGCGTTGTCCCAAACGGCACGGGCTGGTCAGCTTCGGCCAGACCGTGCCGCCCTCTAAAGGGGCGTGGCCGACGGCTTCGGGTGCCGTTCGCGTTCGACCACGCCCCGGCTCATGACGCGCGGCGTTCTGTTGGAAGCGACCTCAGCCACGACTCGAGGTCGTCAGCGAGGATCACCGGACGCGATGTCGGGTACCGCTTGAGAAGGTCGCCGCGGTCGCATGCTTCTTTGATGACGGTGAGACCAACACCTGCCACAGCTGCGGCTTCGGCGAGAGTGAACGCTTTGCGTTCGATGGGGGCTTCACGCTTCTTCGCGCTCATGCCGCCCGACCCCTTGGCTCAATGAGGAGCGATGCGGGTGAGATGTGCAGGGAATCCGCCTGGGACTCAACCTGCTGGATGGTGAGTGTGTCGGGGGTGGTTCTGATGGGATCGTGGCCGGCTGCTCTGCGGGCTTCGTTGATCCTGCTGATGAGGCGCTGCGCCTTCGCTCTTCTTCCCATGTAGGAAGAATATGCTCCCATACGGCTTACTGCAACCCCGGATGTGACCTATTTCGCAGAATATTTGAGCCGAATGGGGATATGATCTGGCGTCGTGGACAATCGAGACAGGTACGAGACGTACAGCGCCGCCACGATCGCCGCTCTCAACGGTGCGATCAAAGCCGACGGGCTCAACGTGTCGAAGCTGGCGAAGCGGATCGGTGTGGACTACAACACTCTTCGCCGTTACCTGCGCAGTGAGCGAGAGATGCCGATGATCGTTCTCTACGCGATCGTCGACCAGCTCACGATCGATGAGGCCGAGTTGTTCACGCAGGCACAGAAACGATTCGACCGGAGATAAGTAGGGCGAAGAAGTCCGCCCCGGACAGTCGGCACTCCCGCTCAAGGTCCTGCAATGTCAGGTACCCGTCGTACTGGTCGAATGTTGAGTGGTTTGTTCTGCTGGCGTCCATGCCTGTGGCTCCCCTGTTGCCCCGAAGTGAGTCGAGCGTATAGGGAACCACCGTCGCGTTCTGAACGGTTTTTCATGAGCGACGCACGAACCTGCACGTATGCCCACCGAAAAGGGGGTGCTGTTGTGTCAAAGGTGACACACCAAAAGTTGCCGGACTGGGAGACCTGGTTCGAGCGTGTTACACGCGGTGAAACACAGCAACAGATAGGTGACCGGCTCGGGGTGTCCCGGTCGACGGTGGCGCGGTGGGTGCGTCACGGTGTCCTTGAGCCGAACGAGTTGCTGGCACTCGCCCGCGCGTACAAGACGGACCCGATCGAGGGTTTACTAGCGTCGGGCTGGTTGACGATGGACGACATGAAGAACGGCGGCATGACGTACATCATCAGCTGTGCACCGACTCGGATGCTCGTGAACGAGCTGTACAAACGGTTCGGCGGTCAGTAGCCGAGGAGTGTGGATAGTTGCCGCATGGCGGCTTCACGTCGTTCGAGGTTCGCGCGCGTTTTGTATCCACGTGTCACGGATCGTTCCGAGTGGCCGATGATCTCGGAGATGACATCTTCGGGCACGTTGGCCGCGTAGAGGAGGTCCACGGTGGAATGGCGTAGATCGTGCAGCCGGACCCGTTTGTCGGTGATGCCGGATTGTGCGAGCGCTGCCGCCCATGTGCGGGTTTCCGTGTCCGGGTCAATGGGGAGACCGTCAGTGGTGGCGAACACGAGACCGAACCGGTTCGGGGGAGCCATGGCGATATGCGTTTCCAGGATTGACCGTAACGGTTCCACGAGCGGGATCACACGCCACCCTGCGGAAGACTTCGGCCGCGTCCAGTACATGCCGTTAGCGATGTGCCGGTACTCGTAATCGGAGGGCACGGTGGAGATGTCTTTGATGCGCTGCAACTGCCACGAGAATTCGATGGTGTCGGTCACCCGGTCGAGCTCGAGGCCGAGTATCTCACCACGTCGGGCTCCGGTGAGGAGGTAGGTTGCCCACCGTGCCGGTTCGGTTCGGTAGGTGCCGGTCTCAGCGAATGCTTGCAGTACGAGCCGGGTCACTGCTTTCGCCTCATCCAGGTTCAGCGCCGCGAGTTCGGTGCGTGACTTCCTGGGGGCGTCCATGAGTGTTGCCGGGTTGCGGGGAATGAGGCCGTCACGTTCAGCGTCTTTCAACGCGGTCGCTAACACGCGGTGCGCGTTGAGTGCGTACGTGGACGACAGGCATCCTTTCTCGGGATGCTGGGGGTCCTTCGGGGTTGTCGTGATGCGGGTGTAGACGCGGCGCAGCACGGCGGGTGTGAGTTTGTCGAGTCGGTAATGCCCGATCTCGGGGATGACATGGTTCCACAGCACTGACCGGTATCCGGCCGCAGTGTTGGGGCGGAGTTTCTTCTGCGCCACCTGCGTGAACCACTGCTCGAGGTACTTGTCGAGTCTGGTTGATGAGGTGGGCAGGTCGCCGGCCATGTGGAACGACGTCAAGGGGGCGCGCATCTTCTCCAGCAGAGCCGCTTGGGTCTTCGCGGTGATCTCTTTGCGACGACGGTTGCCGTTGCGTGGAGGGAGTTCGATGCGTGCAACCCAGAGTTGTTTGGACTCGCTGTAGAAGACCGCGCCCATTCCTTTGTCGCGAGTGAGTTTCTTGCTGCTCACGTCACTCCGTTCTCGGGGCGAGGGAGCCCCCGATGCTCCCGTGCAGTCTTCTCGAATGAGCTGACCACATCTGTTGGTTGATCACTCCGACGTGGGTGTGTCTTCTACGGACGAACGTGTTGCGGTTCATCGGGTTCCTTCTTTCCGGGGAGGGGTGGCGTTTGGTGCACCCTACTGCACCCGAGCATACGACCTGTGACGACCCCGTGCAACCCCTTTTTCGGCCTGTACGGCTCGTTTTCCTTGCTATACAGCGTACATCGTTCGACTGAAAATCGAAAGGTCACCGGATCGATGCCGGTCGGAGCCACTTTCAACAACAGGGATCGGCCCGAATCCGAACCTCGCAAGTGCACCCGTAACTGCACCCTATGCCGATCCAACTCCACCCCGGATACAACGAAAGCGCCCCCGGCCGCTCCGGTGAGGGAGCGAGCCGGGGGCTCAGATGTTCAGATCGCGTTGACGGTGTCGAGCCGTAACCATTCCCGTTCGGGGGTGTCGGTGATGCGCGCCCACAGCTGATAGCTGCCGGGTTCCACGTCGCCGGTGATGAGCATCTTCACGACGCGTTGTGCCGGTGCGGGGTCCTCGTCCACGTCGGGTGCTGTGCCGGTCGTGGTCTCGTCCGGTTTCGATCCGAGCGGGAGCAGGGCGACCACGATCGTGTCGCCGCTGATGTCCTTCCCGGACAATTCGGTGATCGTGCCACCCGCATACACTTCATCGCCTGCAGTCACTCTCACGGTTCGAGGCATGTGGCCCTCCATCGTTCGGGTAGCGCCTCGGTCGACCATCGGTCGGTCGTGGCTGATGTCGCCCACCTGGTCGGGAGCGGTGTCACGGTGAGAGTGATGTCACGCCGTGTGGTTGCACCGGTTCCATGAGCCGTGCCCGCATACCGGTACACCCCCACAGCCGCTCCGTGACGGTCAACGTGCCCTGACGCGGTGCCTGTGTAGGCGATGCCGCCTGTCGCGTCGCCGTGCGGGATTCCGATGCTTGGTGCATGCCCGGATGCTGTGCCCGCATAGTCGAGCTCGCCGGATGCGGTGGCCGCCGGGTCAGTGTGGCCCGAGGCTGATCCGTCGTAGTCGAACACTCCGGCCGCTGCGCCGTGGGGATCCGTTGTCCCTGATGCGGCGCCTGCGTAGGTGAGCGTCCCGGTAGCCGCACCGTGCGGTTGAGCGTGTCCGGCTGCAGCGCCTGCGAAGACGTACGATCCGGTGGCTGCACCGTTCATGGTGGTGTGCCCGGAAGCTGACCCGGCGAACACTGCCGCCCCGGTCGCGGTTCCGTGCGGGCTCTCGTGTCCGCTCGCCGACCCGGTGTGCACGACGGAACCGGACGCCGACCCGTGCGGGGGCAGGTTCACGGCAGGCGTGTCACGGAAATACAGCACATCGGATGCGGACAGTTCCGTGTCGAACAGGCGCACATCGTTCACTGCCGCCTGGTTGAACTTCGTGTCCGTGCCGCCCGCATACGTCATCTGCACGACGCCCAGGTCACCGGTCCCGGCCACTGTTGCGGTGGCGGCGAGGATGCCGTCGACGTACAGCTTCAGTTGGGTGGCGGAGAGGGTTGCGGCAATGTGATGCCATTTGCCGGTCAGGGTGCCCGACCATGAACCGGTCGTGGTTTGCGTGTTGTTCGAGTCCGCCAGGTACGCGACAAGGCTCGTCGCCGAGGGCCGGTACAGGGAGATCGCGGTCGGGGTGGAACCGTTGTTGTTCTTGATCTCCAACAGGTCACCGCTGCCGGTCAGGTTGATCGCGTTGACCCACCCCATCAGGGTTGCCGTTTTCTTGCCCGACATCACGGTCACGTTCTGCAGGCTCACCGCGGGATGCGTGGAGTCGCCGGATGCGGCTTTCGCATGGGTGCCGTGCCCGGTGACCCAGCCGGTGGAGGATGCGGTGCCGGTGCGGCCGTTCCCGGACGAGTCCGCAACCGACGTTCCGGAGCCTTCGTCGGCCGCCCACGCAACCACGGGCGCCACAGTCGACGGCGTCCCCGAGAAGACGACCGGTGTGCCCATCCACGTCGTGACGTCCGAGGCCGTCAGTGCGGTGTTGAACACGCGGACATCGTCGTAGGTGCCGCCACCCTTGGACCCGTGACCGCCCAGGTACGGGCCGATCTGGTCACCCAACGTGCCCGCCCGGGTGATCTGCGCAACCTGCACCCCACCGAAGTACATGGTGACGGTGGACGCGGCGACCACGATCGCGATATGCGTCCACGACCCGACCGGCAGAGCGACAGGGGACGATTCGGTGTAACCGGCACTGTCCTGCACGTCGAGCTTGATGTGCGTCGAGTCCGACCAGTACGCGCCAACGTAGGTGGATGCGCTGCTGTCGAGCATCGTGATGATGTCCGGGTTACCCGACACGGTGACCGGTTTCGCCCAACACATCACCGTGAACGCGGACGGCGCGGCCAGCATCGTGGACGCATACGCGGCAGCCGACGCGGACGACGACCCCACCGCACCCTGCCCGGTATGCCCGGTGCCGAACGCGTTGACCGTGATCGTGTGCCCGTTACCGGTCATATCCGCCGACGACGGACCGCTGGTCTCCTCGAAACTGTACGCAGCGATCAGGGACACGCTGCCCCCTCCCGTCAGCTAGCCGAAACGGTGTTGCTGAGCGTGTCCAGCGTGTACTGGCCGGCCGCGTTCGCAGCCTGGTCACCCGTCAACACCCACTGGCCCAGGAACGTGCCACCCGTGCTCGCAGACCACGCGGACACGTACTTCACAGCACCAGACGCGGTGATGCCGGTGAACGCGACCGCGGATCCCAGGGACAGGTTCCCCGAGCCGTCCGAGTTGACCGTGCACCCTGTCCGGGAACCCGTCTCCGAACCGACCCCGTTCGTCGGTGCCGCGGAATGCAACTGCAGGAACTTGATATCCGCGGCAATCGCGGCACCCCCGACACCGAGGGCTGCACTGCTCAAAGGCATGATGTTCTCCTAGTCGTTCTGTTCAGGATGCTGTTGCATCTGGTGGCCACTGGTCGGTGCAGTACCACGCACGAGTACCCACAACAACAGTCCGTGTACGGGCACGGGTGATTGCAGCAGCAACCGTTAGCCATCACTGCCACCCTGCGGGCAGGGTGTCGTCGAGGATGTCGAGGTCACGCTGCTCCAACGTGGGACGCCACCTGGTGCCATTCACCAGAGGTGCCTGATAGGCGATGACAGCCAGCACACGACGGGTAGCGTCCTGCTTCTCCCGAACCGTGTCCCACCGGTCGTTCATCTCGTTACGGAACGCTTCGAACTCGTCGCGGATCTTGTCCACCTGTTCACGGGCCGCGCCGAGCTCGGTGCGGGTTCCGTCGAGTTCGGTGCGCAGCTTCCGGTTCTCGTCCGCATAATCCGACCAGGACGGGTCACGCATGGTCTGCTTCGTTTCGGCCTGCTTGTTCCGGTGCCCGAAGTACTGGATCGCTAACGATCCCAGCAACCACACCGCCGCCGCTAACCATGCCGGCAGCGGGATACCTGCCAGGTCACCCATGATTCAGCCCCGTCCGTCTGATCAGCATCCACGCACGCGACGCGGGCAGAAGGGACAGGGTTACCGCGATGGTCGAGTACGTGGCCCGGTCCAAGTCACCGGCGAGCACGAGCGACACGGGTGCGATCGCGTACCCGAGCAGCAGCCCGGACAGGGCGAGCACACACCACCGTTCCAACGCCTCGAGACGTGGATGGGTGGACCCGATCAGGGCACCCGCGGCGGCGGTTGCGATGCACAGTCCGAACAGGGCCGTCCAGAAGTCTCCCGCGAGGTGCACAAGTGACGGTGACGAGGCGGCAAAGATGACCGCGCCGAGGATGATGAAGCATGCGTACTTGAGGACCAGCACCCACCGTGGAATCACGATCGGTGCCAGCCCCCAACGGCTGATGCTGCGCATGAGCCCTCCTTCCCGAGAGCGGAGGAACGGGTGTCAGGACGTAGGCGGCGTGCCAGCAGATCCCGCTTCGAGCAGCGGCGCGACCGCCGTATTCGACACGGCAGGTGCAGGAGTCACGACTGGCAGCGCGATCTTCTGCTCCTTCACCTCACCCGGCTTCGTCAATGTGGGGTCGTCGACACGGACGTTCACCCCAATCTCGGCGAGCAGAGCATTCAGCACCGCAACACCGACGAGCGCGAAGTTCACTGGTGTGAGCGTGCCCTGCACGAGGAACTGAGCGCCAGCGCCGAGCCCGGCCAGGACGAGAGCGGAAACGGTCTTGATCCAGCCCGCCCACTGTGCGTTGGCCAACGGCACGAGGTACGTGACGACAGCCTGCACAGCGAGTGTTGCGAGCCCGATCACAGATGCCCACGTTGCCGTCGAATCGATGAAAGCATCGGTGGGTAGCACGGTGAACGCGGTAAGGACGGTGACGGCGATCTGAGCGATCGCACCGAAGTAACGGTTGAGAGTCACGATGATGCTCCTACAGTCTTCAGGGTGAGGGATTGCAGGGCGTCCATCACGTCCTGCTTCGTGGCCGCCTGGGTCGGCGGCAGCTTCGCGGCGATCAGGCCGGCGAGGGCCTGCAACTGGTCATCGGGTAGCCCGGCGACTGTGCCGAGCGCACCGATCGCGGTCTGGGTCGCCTGGTTTTGGGCGTAGATGTGGTCGCCGTAGAAGAAGACGGCCTGCAGCGCCTGCCAGAGCTGCACGGTGCGGGGCGAGCCGTCCGGGTTCTTCTGCCCCGAATCAAACTCCGCCTGAAGGATCTCCAGTGGTGTAGCCATGTCTGCTCCTGCCATCTCTGCGAGTGACGTTCTCGCGTAGTTGTGATCGATACCGCCGGCTTCGCTGTACTGCCACAGATCCCAATCGCCCGGGTCGACACCGGGTGATGCGATCCACTTGCGGACACCGCGATCCCACACCCCGGACCAATCCCACTCGGAACGGATGGAACGGTTGATGTAGAGCGCCATGCCCTGATACGGGTAGCCGCCCGTGCGCAGATGGAGACGATCGAAGAACGCGGCAGCATTCGCCGGATTCATCGCCTGCACACCCGTGCTCGTCTCGTACTCCGAATCCAGTGCGAGCAGGTCACCCTGACGGAAGTCGGACAGGTGGTCGATGAAGAAGTCGGCCTGCTGCACAGCGGCTTGCATACCGTTGAAGTGGTAGTGGCCGGCCTCAGCTCCTCGCATGCGCGTGTTGTGCACGCGGAGGGCGTAGTTCGAGTCGATTTGCAGGCCGACGTTGCCCCTGGTTGCGCAGGTGATGTTGAACGTACCGACGCCGCCTGATGCGCCTTGCGGCCATGCTGTGTCTGACCCGTCGAGAGTCATGTGAATCACCCGATCCTTCGTGCGGTTACGCGTGTGTTCCCGGAGGCGATCACGGTCGTCGACCCGGACGCCACGTACCCGCAGGCGATTCCCAGGTCACCGCCCGGGTGGTAGTAGCGGGCATGGTGGTGGTGAGGCGTCGGTGTCGCGGTTGTGTCGGAACGGATCGGGAACTGGTGCGACCCGGCCGTGACGTAGAAGAACCCGCTCGTCGCCCCGTACAGAACGGTGTCACCGTTGATCTCCCACCAGCCCGGCGCAGCGTCCCGCACGGTTCCCTCTGCCAGGTTCGCGGTACCACTGAATGGGGCATCCGTGGTTCCTGCCCGGACAGCGGTCCCCTCCAACGCGCCAGGACGCACCACACCAGTGACCCGGTCCTGCAGCCACGACGCGATCACTGCATGCCCCTGCGGATTCGGGTGACCGTCGTAGAACTGCAGCTCGTCACGCTCGAACCGGATCCACGGTCCGCCCTCAACGAACCGCACCCCGGCCGGGACCGCTGACCTGATCACCGACTCCACCATGAGCAGCGCATCCGACGGTGCTGACGCCCACCACATCGGGGAGATGACTGTGACCTTCGCGTCGGGCGCCGCTTCGTGGACCTTCGCGAGCGTCGCCGCGACTTGAGCCTGCAAATCCGCCGCGGCAGGGTTCAACGCTGCATCGTTGATGCCTCCGCAGATGAACACCTGCGACGCATCCGAGGGGATCAGTGCCGCCTGCTCAGCGAACCTCGACGCACCACCGGAACCCTCATTCAGGAACCCCGACGACGGGACCGCCACGTTGCACTCAACGAAACCCATCGCCGCCGAAAACAGGGCCGGCCAGCGTTGAGTGAGATCCTTGAGCAGATAACCCGACGTGTACGAATCACCGATGAAAGCGACCTTGACGCAACTCATCAGTCGATCGAGAACGACTGGTCGCCGAACGCGAACGTCGCATTCGCCGCCACCGTGGGCACCACGATGGTGCCGTCCGTGTTGATCGTTGCATGCGAGAAACCGCCGCCCTGATCCACAAGCATCTCCACCGCAAAGGGTGGCCGGAATCCTGCCGGCAGGGTACCGACCGTGAGACCACCACCCGCTGACACCTGAGCAATACCGCGCAGATACACGCGGTTGCCGATGAGTCGATACGAGAAGACACCCCATGTGCTCGAACTGTACGAAGCCCAGTTCGCCGCCATCGGGACCGCCGTCCACCCGGTGTCACGGCCGACTTTCTTCCACCCTGTGCCGTTCCACCAGTAGGCGATCCCTGTGTCCTCAGCGATGATGGTGCGGCCCTTGAAGTTCCCCGTGGATGGCAACGACGACGCGGTTGACACGGTCTCCCCGATCAGGGCGTCGAAGTGCGCAGCAACGGCGGTGATCTGTGCCGGGCCGTCCATGGAGTCACCGTTCGTGTACGCCTGGTACCCGGTGCGTCCCGTCGTTGTAGACATGCAGCCTCCACATGAAAGAACCCCGCGCTTGCGGGGTCAGAATGGTCAATGCCAGGAGATGGTGAGGGCACCAGAACCCTCACCTGCGGAGCCCCAGATCCAGTAGCCTCCGTGCGCGGTCGCTAGCCCCACATAGGTGCCGGTTTTCAGGGCGTCACCGAACGATGTCGGCAGACCCTTCACACCAGTGCCACCGCTGATGCCCACCGCACCCGTCGGGGCGAGGCTGCCCGACTTCGACAGCAGGTTGTGCAGGCCCAGCGTCGGCGCGCTGCCCCCAGGGCCACCCACCTGCACCAGCGACACCTGAACACCATCGATCACCGCAGAATCCGGGATCGTGTCCGCGATTTGACCGCCGTAGAAGTAGCCGCCGATTGTGGAATCACCGCACCACACCTGCGGGGTCCAGAAGTTCCCGGACCCGGAACCACCGGCCCCGTTCTGCGTTCCCGAATCGATCGGGTTGAACGTGCGCGACTGCCGGCCGGAGGAAGGCGCTGTGCCGCCACTGTTGATCGGCTGCCCCGACAACGGGTCCGCCGTCGGAAGACTAATCACGTATCCGCCCCGGTCACCCCACGCGAGCAGCACCCGCGTACCAGCACTAATCGAGAACCCGTCCGATGCGACCGTGTACTTCTGCCCGTCATCCCCGGTCACGTTCACCAGACCACCAGACGGAGCACTGGTAGCAGTCGCCAAGGGCGGCCGTGCAACAGGACCCAACACAATGGGACGGTTCGCGAAGAACCCCACATAGCAGCGGGCGTTCACCACCGGTGTGACCAGCATCGGCATATCGACCGTTGACCCGGGGATGTTCACCTTCGCAGTGCCGGCAGCCCAGTTGATCGACAGACACGACCCGATCCGCAGATCCGACATGCCAGCCGCGAACTTCTGGTTCTTCGCCGACTGCATCTCCTCAGCGGATGTCATCGCTTATCCGCCACAGTCAGATCGAAAGACATCAACGCGGTAGGGTCCAACGGCCACTCCACGTGCCGAACCTCACCCGTCCAAACATCGTCGGATGCCGAATCGTTGACCTGAATGAAGTCGCCGAGCTCGAGATCCCACCGGGGAAGGCACGTCACTTTCACTACACGCGCCTGCACCGTCGACAACCGTGCAAGATACGTCGCCGCCGCCGCGTCCGCCTTCCCCTGCGTGTCCATCAGAGGATCGGAGAACGTCTGCGTGCGCTCCCCCAGCGGTCCCGTAATGCACAACGGGTCCGACGGGTCCGTGATCCGGGCAATACCGAGGATCAACGCATCGTTCGGGTTCGTCACCGCGATCGAGTTGTAAAGCTCGTTCGACATGCCGGCATCCACCGACACCGTCCCATTCACCGTCGCTACCGGAACCGTCGCCGTCAGATAGTTGTTCGCTACCCTCGCGGTCAACGCCCCATTCCGTGTCAGGGCCGGCTCGCCACCCAGATTCGCGATCAGCTTCGTGATCGCGTCCAGACGGCCCTGGAAAGTGACCCCAGCCGGAATAGTCGCATCCGGCAACGAACGCACCACGGGAAGCGGCGACAGCTTCGCGATCTCATCCCACGTCGACGCGTTCTGCGTGGGGCCAGTTACAGCCCCGAGGAAGTCAGCCGCCTTGATCTTGTCGAACAGATCCACAAGGTTCAGCTGCGCCGACCAGCCCATGATCTGGTAACTGTCCGACGCCGACGGAACCTCACCGATCCGAAACCGGCCGCCCGGGATATCCCAGAACGTGTCCGCATAATGCACACGCCGCACCAGCTGCAGCTCCTGGCCGAACGGAGCCAACGGGTCAGTCTTCCCCTGCGGGACCAGATCGGCACCATTCGCGGCCAGGAAACAGTTCCCCTGCGCCTGCTGCTGCTGATCCGCATCCCACGTGATCGAACCCGAGTTAGTCGCCAACGGCACCGCCGGATAATCGGGGAACTTGTCCGAAGGGATCGTCTGCGTCGCCCCATAGAACGCCGTCGCGATGATCTCCGACGTGTTCGTCTGCTCCATCGCCGCAATAGCCTCAGCAGGCACATCCAACGCCATCAGCGCCTCCTAAACCGGGGGATTCTTCATCGCGTCGAACCACGTCGAATACGCGGCCTCCATGTCAGCCCACGTCGGGAACGCGTCAATGTAGTCCTGCCACGTCACCACCGGGATCAGGATGTCCAGGGTGGTCGCGTCGATCTCGTCACCCTGGA